AATTAAACCAGTATTCCAAGGGGCTTACAACGCTGCTACTGCTTATGTAGTTGACGACATTGTAACTTTTGATGGTGAATCATTCATTAATATTTTAGCTTCAACTGGTAATGCTACTTCAAATGCAACTTACTGGTCAAAAATCGCTAAAAAAGGTGATGATGTAACTCAATTAACAACACACGGAGATTTCTTATTTAGAGATGCTACAGGTGTTCAAAGACTTGCAGCTGGTTCAAGTGGACAAGTATTGGTAACTAAAGGTGCTTCTGCTGATCCAGAATGGGCAAGTGCTAATGGTATAACTTGGGATTATAGAAATTCAAGTTTCACTGCTGTTTCAGGTGGTGCTTACATTTGTAACACAGGCGAAGTTGGTGCATTTACAATAACTTTACCTGCTAACCCAAATGATAACGATTATGTATTGATTGCAGATGGTTATGGACAATTCAAATCTGCTAACTTAACAGTTGGTAGAAACGGACAAAATATCGCAGGAGAAGCTGCTGACTTAATTGCTGATAGTAACTATGCAACTTTAAGATTAACTTATAAAACAACTCCAGATGTAACTTCTTCGTACATTGGTTGGGTACTAGTATAATAAATGCAAGTATCTAAAGATATAAATATAACAAAGAAAATTAGAGGAATATAAAAAATGGCAACTTTATCAAACTTATTAGGTGGCGGTTCTGCTGGTGCAATAGACCACAGAAAAGAAGGTCTGCCACTATTCGGTCTATTCGGAACTTCTGGAGACCAAAACGACCATATGACATACAGAATTTTTGATTCTGGTATGAAATGCGTAGGCTCACCTTGGGGTGCAGTTTGTAACTCAACAACTAACTACCGTTTCGGTATATTAGGGGATGCTTCTTTTGCATACTCTAAAGACGATTTTGGTACTTCAATAGGTCACAATAACCTTTCTTCAGAAACTTATGACGACTGGCAAAGATACTGGAAGTCTATTTACCAATGTGACCAATATCCTCACGCTCAATATTACACATCAAGTAGAGATGGATTTTATACTTTTCATAGTTTCCACTCTTATGATTCACAATTTGAATACGATAACGGTTGGACAAAAATAAATCACAATCTTCCTGAAGGTGTTAGACCTAGAAGATTATTCTCTAATAAAAGAAACGCATTAAGAGAAATCAATATGGGTAATAACTCGTGTGCTGCTTTTGACCACTACGATTATTCTTCACATATGTTATCAGCACAAACTTACGCTATTGGAACTGGTTATAACGAGAAAAACAAAATGCTTGTTATGGTTCACTCTAGTGGTACAGGTGGTGATACAGATAAAACAATTCACATTTTCGAATCAAGTAAATGTTTGAACCACGTTAAGAGAATTAAAGATTACTTTGATAACTTAACTTCAACTGAATACTTTACAGACACTTGGGATACAGACAATAATAGAGATATGACTCTTTGTGTTGGTAATAACAAATGGGTTGGTTTCGGACACAAGTACGGTAACTCTATGAGATATGCTGCTTTCAATTGTGAAAACGGACAATCATTAGGAACAACTGGTACTGCTAGAATATACATTGGTTGGCAAGACTTCCAAGGTTCTACAACTACATCTTACGGTGCAAACCAAGGACCACAATACTACACAAAATACAATACAACTTGGGATGGTACTTGGGGAATGATTTATACTCCTTATTACTACTACGGTTGTGGTCTTAATGCTTTCTGTATGAGTATTGAAAATCCTAGAAAATTCATATCAATTAACCAAACTAAATCAGATAGGGCTAATCCTTATTTGGCTTGGGGAAGAACAGGTTTCCACGGTGGATGGTCTGACAATACAGACTCGCAACAATGGAGAACTTACTCGTTTGCTTTTGATCCGACAGATTCAGATCATACAGCTGACACACTAGTTTACTATGGTGGTACAGATAACAATGATGTTATTAGAGATAATAACACTCCATATGCTGACGCTATCACTAACAAAACTGGTAATCACGGTTTAAATCAATCCAGAACAGGATTACACGGTGGTTCACATACTACTTGTTATCCGGCGATGATGCAGATTGACTGGTGGGGTAACTACGGTAATAACGATAGTACATATGGTGGTGTAGGTCACTCTGGTACTGAAGAATAACAGATAACAACTTAAAGGAAACAAAACAATGGCAACATATTATTTTAAAGTAGGAACAGGTGAACCATTTACTGACAAGACAGACGCTGGCGATGACGCAGTATCAAAAGGTGTTGCAGTAAAGGCTGATAATGCTCCTGCAAGTGTAGAGGCGTGGAGAATGAAATACAATTTTTCTACTAATTCTGTTGATGTTTATGCTGAAGGTAAAAACAATGATGACGCTCAGGCAGATAAAAAAGCTGCGATAGAAGCTGCAATGGCAGAAGAAAATACTGCTCTTAAAGCTGCTCAAGTTGCTTTAGACGCTGCTGACGCTTAATAGTTAATTACATTAACTTTTACATCACTGGTTTTATATTATGGCTTATGACATTAAAGAGCTCACAAAAGAGATTCATCAAAATGCTGAACGACAAGAGTTTGTAAAAACTCTAATGAGTGGTACGATTCGTCCTGAATTGTACGCTATATACTTGTATAATCAATTACAATGCTATTCTGTACTAGAGAAGTATGGAATGGCAAACGATTTGTTTAGACAAACACCTGGTTTACAACGAGCAGAAAACATCCATAAAGATTATGCAAAGTTGTGGCCTGACTTATCAAGTCCACCTCAACTAACTGCTAGTACAAAAAAATACATAGAACATATTGAGTCAATACAAGACGATCCAGAAAAACTATATGGACACATTTATGTTAGACATTTAGGTGATCTATCTGGTGGTCAAATGATTTCTAAAAAAGTACCTGTAAAAAGATATTACGACTTTCTAGGTAAAGGACAAGAGTACAAACGAATAGTTAAAGAAATCATAAACGAATATCTAAACACTTATCAAATTAATGTTATGGCCGAAGTAACTTATTGTTTTGAATCTGCTACAAATTTATTTAAAGAAATGAACGAAATCGGTAAACCTTTAGTATTAACAGATGAAGTCTTTGATGAAGATAATAGAGATACAGAAAATGATCCTTTCAAAGGAACAAGTATTGAAGGTAAAGATTAATGATTTGGGAAAGATTAATCAAACTAGAAAAAGAAATCATAGAAGTTTTAGATAAACATTTAGTTGAATACAAAGAACCAGGTATGGATAGATTTAATAATCCTAACTGGACAAACCGTACTTGGAAGAATAAAAGTATTAGAAGAGCACACGTTGATGTAGTTGACGCCAGAGAATCTAAAGGATTATGGATGGCACATATATGTCTATTTCCTAATACTACAAATGGTGGACCTATTTACGGTTTTGATATTATTGCAGGCAAGAGTAAAGTTACTGGTGCGTTCCACGACTTCTCTCCACTACTTAAAAAAGAACACGCATTAACAAAATACTTTATAGAAGAAAACAAATGGTTTACACCATCAAAGGTAAGAGAATTACCTGATTGGGCAAAGAATATCTTTAGTCCAGGAATGATTGCTGCTGGTAATGTAAGAGAAGAAAAGGAATTAGAACAAATATGTACAATGGGTTTATCAAACTTAAACGCATATATTGACAAGATAGGTGATTATGACAACGATTCTACTAAAGAAGATGTCATAAAAGCACAGAATTATTACTGTATTAATCAACAAAAGAATCCCCATACACCAAAAACAATGCAATCTTTAGGGTTACCTGAAGAAGATATTAAGTTGTTTTGTGCTGATAATCTCTTTCCTACCATTAAATAATTCTTATAAATAGTAGTAACAAAGAGGATTTTTATGGCAGTACCAGCTACACGAGAAACATTAAAGCAATATTCATTGAGAGCATTGGGTAAACCAGTGATTGAAATAAATGTTGATGATGACCAATTAGAAGATAGAATAGACGAAGCAGTACAGTATTTTCAACAGTATCATTATGATGGTATTAGAAGAACATATTTAAAATACAAATTAACTGCTGCTGATAAGGTTCGTTTATCAGGTTTAAATCAGGAAAGTGAAACAAAAGCAGATTTAAAAGATTCAAGTGTTTCAACAACTTGGTATGAAGATAAAAATTATCTAGTAGTACCTGAGACCATTCTTTCTATTATTAATATATTTCCTATTACAAACAAAGGCACTTTAAATTTATTTGATGTTAGATATCAAATGAGATTAAACGATCTATACGATTTTTCTTCAACTTCAATGATTAACTATGATGTTGTATTAAGACATTTAGATTTTTTAGATCATATACTTGTTGGTGAAAAACCTATGAGATTTAATCAACACGACAATAGACTTTACATTGATATGGATTGGAAAAATGATTTAGAAGAAGACGAATACCTAGTAATAGAATGTTATAGAAGATTAGACCCTAACACTTATACAGATGTTTTCAATGACATATATTTAAAAAGATATACTACTGCTCTATTCAAAAAACAATGGGGTGCTAACTTATCTAAATTTAATGGAGTTGCAATGGTTGGTGGCGTAACTTTAAATGGACAACAAATATATTCAGAAGCGTGTGCTGATGTAGAAAAATTAGAATTAGAAATAAGAAGCACATTTGAATTAAATCCAGCCTTTATGATCGGATAAAACTATGCCAGTTAATCATTACTTTCAAGGTGGCAACGGCATTGGTAATCAAAACGAGAAAAGACTTTACGAAGACTTAATCGTAGAGGGTCTAAAGATTTACGGCCACGATGTTTATTACCTGCCAAGAACACTAGTCAATAGAGATTTAATCTTAGGAGAAGATACGACTTCTCGTTTTGATGACTCTTGGATGGTAGAGATGTATGTAGAATCAACTGAAGGTTTTGCAGGTCAACAAGAAATAGTTTCAAAATTCGGTTTAGAAATTAGAGAAGATACTACATTTATGGTATCTAAAAGAGCGTGGGATTACCACGTTGGATTAAAAGATAGTTTAATTGCTACAGGTAGACCTAACGAAGGTGATATAATTTATTATCCTTTGATGAACTCATTTTTTGAAATACAGTTTG